CCAACATCGGCGTGTTCGCTTCGGAGAGCCAGTCGGCGGCGAGCCACGCGGCGCGGCCAGCGAGCTCGAGCGAGTAGCTGTCCCAGTTCTCCATCCCGCACGCCCACGCCACGTGCTCCGGCTCGACGCAGCACACGGTGGACGACTGATCAATGCAGACGTGGGCCGAAGCCTGCGGAGCGATGCGCGGGTTGGCGAACCACTTCGCGACGCCCATGGCGGTACCGGGCTTGTCGGGCGCCTCCATCGAATGGCACTCGAGGATGCTCACGAAGCGCGGCCGCAGCGGGCTGACGTAGGTCCAGTGTGCCGCCTGGACGAACGGAAGCTCGGGAGCGAAGGGATGGGTCACTCGGTGCTCGGCTTCGTCTCTGCGGCGGCGATGGCAGCGAGAACGTCGTCGAGATGCAGGCATTCCTTCAGGTTGGGACACGGGTTGGTTGGGGAGACCGGAGCGATTCGACCATTGCAGAAATCGTTGCCCGGAATCGCGTCGTAAAGAATGCCGATGACCGGCGGTCCGTACGACGGGATCAGAACGACCTTGTCCCCAATCTTTGCCTCACGACCATTCTTGTAATGCATTTGTTTTCTCCTTCTGAATCACCATAGGAACACCACCGCCACCGCGAGGACCGCGAGCAGGCAAAGGCTGTCCCAAATCCAACCCCTCACCGGTGCCGTCCGATCGTCAGCGTCGAGAACCCGAAGCCGAAGAACAGGTCGAGCAGCCAGAGCACGACCGCGACGATGACCACGACGCGGATGAGCTTCATGATGGTGGCGTCGAGCGGAAGCTGTCCGACACCCCACAGGAGGACGCCCACGACGGCGAGAATGACGATGACTTCGATTATTGGCATGACTGCTCCTTCACGGCTTCACCCGAATCGTGCGCCGTCCCGTCCGTGATTGCCGTCGTGACTTGCGACGCGCCTTCCGCTCGCCCATGTCTTGCCACGAAAGGGCGTACTGCTGCGTCGCCGAGCCCTTCGAGTCGATCTCGATGCAGTACCCTCCACGGGTCATCGCCGGAGCTGCCTTGCCGCCAAGCTTCCCCATGTAGTCCGTCGGCGAGCCGTCCGACTGGTCCTGGAAATACGCCGGCAAGAGGAAGTTCGACACCTTCACGTCCGCCCCGTTCATGGCGATGAGGTAGTAGTCCTCCTCCACCGCGTCGCAGAGCTCGAGAGCCCTGAAGTTCCCGTCTGGAGTCTGGTGCCAGATCGTGCACGACGGATCGATGAACATCTCCCCCAGCTCGTGGCTCAAAGTGACCGAGACGGTCTCCCCGTCGGCGAGAGTCGTCTTGGCGAAGACGAAGCCCCTCGGTCGGCCCTTGGGGTCGTTGTCATGGTAGCCAAGGGCCCCCGGCTGGTCGGCGTCGTCCATGACGTACATCTCGAGAGCCCCATCGGTGACGGGCTCTCCGGAGAACTCGACCGTCGGCGACTGACGCTCCCAGGCTACCGCGACGTGCTCGCAGAGCTGCTGAGCGCACGCGCGGGTCCACAACGCAACCTGCTCGTCGGTGACCACAGTGGACTTGTTGACGACGGCAATCTTCACGGATGCCCCCCGTCTCCGGGAAGGAACTCCGCGTGCATCTCCAGAAGCCGCGCCTTGACCGCCGTGGTCCCGCGCGCCGCACAGAGAAGGTCGAGGTCGTGGACGATGTCTGTCAGGTCGACCCCGCGGGTCTGGGCGTAGGCCGTCAGGAAGGTAGCGTCCCCGTTCTCGAGCGCCGTGCACGCTGCTTGCGTGTCCGCCTCGGCCGTGGGGCTAGAGAAATGGAGGAACGATGAGCAGGCGAAGAGCATGAGTGCCGCGAGGATGAGCAGCACGTTCACCGGGGGCTTGCCCTTCGGCGTGGCGCGTGGCCCGACGCCGAGCAGCCCGCCGACTTCGGCGAGCAGGTTCACGAAATCCACGGTGATGGTGTTCACGATGTTCGCGAAGCGCGTTCCAGGGAACACCTTCGATGCGAACTGGTTGAACGCCGTTCCGAGCGCGCCGAGCGCGAGCAGGAATGGCCAGTACGTCGTGAGTAGCGTGAGAAATGTCGTGACGAATGCGGGCATGGTCGAATTCTCCTCGAGTCAGGGAATGGTTGCAAGGATTCCGGTCGCCAGATCGAAGGCCATCTGTACGAAACCGGCGCTACTGTAATGCGTCAGTTGGCTCGTGATGAGCGCGTAAGCGTCAGAGCTGTACTCGTGGCAATTCGTCGTCGCGGCGACCGCTGCGGCCTGCTGAGCCTGCATGGCGGCTAGCGTCGCCGGGCCGCCCGCGCCACCGATATCGTGCAGCCGAATGACATGGATTTGGCAGGCAGTGCCCACGCCGAGCAGCGAGCGCAACGCGGCGAAGTTCGCTTCCAGATTGGAAGCGTAGCCGGTGACCTGCGAGTCGGTTGACGTGAGGGCGAGCTCGTTCTCTCCCTGGATCCAGATGTAGTGATACCGGAACGTGCAGCCAGGAAATTGCGCCTGAAGGAGCGGGAGCACCGTCCCCCAGTCGGCCACGAGCGTCGTCCAGCCGCTCGCGGACGGGGGCAACCACGTGCCCTGCAACGACGTGCCCCCTTGGGCGACCTTGAAGAAAAACGGAGTGAGTCCGAGGTTGGCCAAGATGGCCATCAGCCGTAGTTCGACGCCGTGTTCCGGGGGCGGCGATGTGATGCCGGTGTGCGTCCCGAGCGCGGTGAGCACGCTCGGCGTGGTGAAGCCAATGTCGTGCGGCCAGTGGAGTAGACCCGCGGGGAAGTCTGGAGGCGTGAACGCGATGCCGGACATGTTCGACTGTCCGCTGCCGACGATGACATCCACGATCGTCGGGTCGATGACTGGCTGTCGGAACGACTGCGCGATGGCCACGCGGGTCGGCCCGGTCAGGTACCTGTAGACGGTCGTGCGTTCCGCGGCAGTGAGCTCGCGATTGTAGATGAGCAGCTCACCTAGGTAGCCGTCGTAAAACGAGTCTGGGTTGTTGTCGGCGTTGACGAACAGTGCGAACCTATTCGTAGTGGTCGTGCCAGGGGCGTCAGCGCCGAGACTCGGATCGGCCACGATATTGTCGATGTGGATCGACTCATGCGATCCGTCGCCATGAAACATGAACACGTGCGGCAGCGCATCTGAAGACTGGCTTGACGTGTGCGCCACCGTCGTTGGCGCGTCGCTGATGGTTCGGCTCGTCCAGAAGCCGGTTCCGCTGTTGATGCCCCAGTTTTTGGAGCTCTTGCCAGCGACCGCAGAATTGGCCGTGCTACAAATGGCCATGTAGGTGGTCGTTGAGACGGCTTGCATGACGTAGATGAGCGTGTATGCCTGCCCTGGCTTCGTGGCCGCGACTACGGCAGCCTCGGCCGTCGAGATCCAGGCCGCCGTCCCGTCTCCTTTCCAGGCCGGATAGAGGCTATTGATTCCCGTCGCGCTGAAGGTCGGGCGCGTTCCGGTCTGTCGCCATACGACGCCGCTCGCCTTGTTCGTGATGGCATCGACATTGCCTCCCGATACGCTCATCGCGGTAGCATCGAACGGGTCGAGCCATGCAACGAGACCGCTGATAGCGGCGAGCGCGGCGGGGACTTGTGGGACGACCACGGCGGAGTGCTGGAAGCCCAGTAGCGCCTTCCCGTTTGACGTGCCCGCGTCCGCGATGTCCGTCTGGATCGCGATGTTGCACAGGTCGCCCTGGTTCACTGACGCGAAATGCGTCGAGTCGGAAAGGATGAGTCCTGTCGTGTTTTTGTTCCCCGTGCCAGTGATGAACGTGGACACGCCGTTGATTTGCGCTGTCGCCGTCATCGTGTTCGCCGTGGCGAAGGCTACGGGTAGATTGACGACCAGCATTCCGATGCGCCCCGGCGCGATCGTCGGTAGCTCGGCCGAGACGAGCGTCGAGCTGAGCGCCGCCGAATTGCTTGGCAGCGGAAACCGCACGGCCGTCGTGTTGCCGTTGCTTGTCCACCCCATCTCGAGAAACGAAGCAAACGGAAGCTGCTCGAACGTGCACGACTCGCCCGCTGCCGCGCCAGCGGTGGCGTTCTTGATTTTGCCACCACTCGTCAGTACGAGGTCGTTCGTGACGACGGTGGCCGTGCTATCGGTGCTCATCAGAGTCCCAGGTTCGCGCGCGCTCGCTTATGGGCGTGTTCCGGGTGCCCGTCGGGGTATCCGCGCACGTCGGCCCTCACGGCGTCCGGGAGGTCATGGCGCGTCTTGGCCTTGTCGATGCCGGCGCTAATTTTGGCGACTTGGTCAGCCTTGATCTGGCCCTTGTCCATCAGCTCGTCCATCACGTCGTAGGCCTGCTGGCGTTTCTCCGGCGAAAGCGGCGGAGTTGCAAACGTCCCCGACGGCAGATCGTGAACGTCACCCCACCGCACCGGGGCGTGCTTGTCCGGGTCATACGGGACGAAGTTGTGCGACGGGTGACCCTGGGCGATGACGGCGTTTGCGTGGTCCTCATCTTCGTAGACGAGATTCGCGACGATGCCGTGGAACGTCTGTAGGTAGTGCTTTTTCATGTGTTCTGCTTGAACCCTATCGCAACCTTGCCGTTTGATGTCCCAGAGTCCGAGATGTTGAACGTGAGCCCGATCGAGACGAGGTCGCCCTGGGCCACGCTCGGGAAATGGGCACTGTCACTCGCCACGAGCCCCGTAGTCCCGCTCGTCGCGGTGCCGGTTGGTGTCGCGTTCACTCCGTTGATGCGCGCCACGACGACGCATGATGCCGCGGTCGCGAAGGCAGTTGGCATGTTGCAGACGAGAAATCCGATCTTTCCCGCCGCCAAGCATGGGAGCTGACACGTCGTCTCGGTCGCGCTGAGCGCAGCGGAGTTGTTCGGTCCGGGGAATCGCTGAGAGCCGCTCGCGCCGTTCGTCGTCCAACCCTGTTGGATGATCGGCGAATAGGGAAGCTGGTCGTAGGTCATGACCTCGCCCGTAGCCGCGCCGGGCGTCACTGATTTGCATTTCCCACCAGTCGCCAGAACGAGGTCGTTCACGACGATGGCGGCCGTGCTGCTGACGATGGCCATTACGGTGCTACCTGCACGGCATTGTTGCCGTTGTTGACCTGAATGAGATTGGTCACACTATCGACTTGGATCTTGGTGCCGGTGGGCGGAGGTCCTGAGCCCGCGGCACCTTTGCCCATCAATGGTACTGGCAGGTACCCGTAGCCGTAGCCATACCGCATCTCCTTCGGCTCGTCGGGTTTCTTCACCAGATCACCAAAAGCCCACCGATGTCCGTGGTCGTGTGCTGGATACTATTTCCCGCCGGGAGCGTAGCGCCAACCAGATTCGTCACGTCCAGGGCCACCGAATTACCGAAGTGATCCTTGTAGGTGAGCGTCTTGGTTCCGCTGCCCGCCGAGGTGATAATCCAGTGGCGGGGAGGCCTTCCGGCCATTCCGCCCAGGATGGCGATACTGTCCGCCTTCAAGTCGATGTCCGAACCGAAGCTCGTGTAGAACTTCTGGGCACACTGTGCGCCGATGTAGTCAATTCCTGCTGAGAGGTCCATGGGAGTCCTTACTGGCCGAAGCCCCGAATCAAATCTATCAGACTTTGCGTCGGGGGTCGCAGCCGGTGAGCAAACTCGTCCGCCGCGTTCTCTTCTTCCTTGCGCCCGTGAGCTCCGGCAACCCCTACCGCCGTCTTGACTTCCTGGCTCCGGACGATGGGGTCCGCGTGGTACTCACCTCGCCGAATCATGCGGTAGAGAAACCCAGGCTGGCTCGTGGACTCGGTCAGGTGCTCGTAGGCCTGGGTCGCCGTGACTGCCCTCAGCTTGCCCTCAGCTTGTCCCCCGCCGGCCAACTTGAGCAGCGCCTCGTCCCGTTCCTTCTTCGAGCCGAACCCTCGCAGAGCGTCCGCAAGCTGGTCCTTCGTCATCGAGCTGCCGAGGTCTTCGGCGTTCGTGATTCCTGCCCGCCGGAACGTCGCCTTGATTTCGTCCAGCTTCCCCGCGATGTTGTGCTGGTAAGCGGCCCACCCCGTCACCTCGTGCCCGTCCACCGTCGCTCTCGCGTTGGCCACCTCGGGCAGGTTGGCGGGTGAACGGAATTGCTCCCGGTCCTTCCTGAAGGAGCGCTGAAACTCATCCAGGACCGGGTCGTGCTCCCCGCTCGTGCGCTGCCCCTCTTTGGTGAGGGCGTTGAGCTTCCGGATGACCGCGTCCGACTGCTCGGCGTTCAGCCCCTTCGGGCGGTAGGCGATGACGTACTCACCCGCTGGCACGTTCCGCGGCACCCCGCGCGCCTCGAGCTCCTCGGCGGTCACGAGTCCCTGTTCCAGGGCCGTCTTGGCCGGGATGGTCAGCGTGCCTCGCAGGTGCCCCGTGGTCGCCTGAGACTTGGTCATCGGCTCCCAGGTCCCCAAGGTGTCCATGACCTCCCTGGCCTTGTTGTCGCTGGAGCCGAGGAACGGGATGGGGCCCGGAGCCGTGCGCACCGTCGTCGTGTTCGGAACGACCGCGGGGATGGGGGAACCTGGGGACGGAAGGGTTGGCCTGTAGTTCTCCTCTGGTCCCGGCTCTGGCTCTCGCTCGGTATGCGGGCCGTTGGCTGCCTCTAGCTTGACGACGCGAAGGCCGTCTCGCGTGTCCTCGCCAGCGACACGCCATTGCGTTCCGCGGGGAACTAAAGCCTCTCCGAATGTGTTCGAGCCCTCGATGTGGTCCACTGGTACGGCTCCGTGCTGGCCGCCGATCTCCAGTAAAACGCCGCCCTTCTTCGCGAAGCGCGTGGCCCCCTCCGGGTCCTTACTGACGGACCAAGTCGACGGGTTCTCTCCCGTAGAAAGAACATGTTCCAGCTCGGCCTGGCTGGCGCCTCTGTAAACAGGACCGCCGAACGTTGCCCCGCTAGCCTGAGCTTCCCGCAGAAAGTCAGTAACCTGAGTGCTGGTAGGGTCTTCAAGCCCCGCCTGCTCCGCCTGTCCAACCCTTTGCCTGTCTCGATTCAGGAAGCGATCGAGCGTCTCGTGGAAGCCCCCCTCTTGGGCTACTTGGTTTGCTTTTGCGCCAGCTTCATCGAAATGAGCCTGGTGGTCCTCTGGCAGCAAGTCGTGCTCGTGGACGTCCTGCCAGCCCTCTTCCGTCGGGTCCGGAGCAAGCGAGACCTTCGTCTCCTCGCCGGGAATCGTGTGTCTCTTGATCCAGCCGATGGCCGCTTGGAGGGTGCTCGCGTGCGGGACTCGCTCCTGCCCCTCCGGGCTCTCGTACATCTTCGCCGCCGTCTGGCGGATGGGTTCGTACTCCCGGTCGGAGTACTTCTGGAGCTGGGGAAGGAGAGCCTCCTGGGCCTTCTGGACAGCAATCTCCTTGGGAGTGAGCACCGGCTCGCCGGGTCCCGCAGGCTTCGCTGCCGCCTCGACGTTGGACTCGACTTCAGGCCCACCCTTGAGGCCCGCTAGGACTCCAGTGCCGCCGCCGCCGGCTTCGAGCTGCCGAAGCTCGTGCCCTGCGGTTCCGGCGCGGATGGTGTTCTCGACGAGCTTTCCGCCACCGCCGAGAACTCCGCCGACGGTCGCAGTGATCGGGTTCGTCCCCCGACTGATGGCGTTCTTCCCCATCGTTTCGAGTGGCACTCCCTCGGAAGCGTCGTGGAGAGCCCCCATCGTCGCTCCGGTACCTAGCGCCGCTCCGGCCCCCTTCAGGATGGCCCCAGGGATGCTCTTCGCTGCCCCCATGAGCTCTGCCGCTCGTCCCGCGACGGCGCCGCCCATGCCCACCGGGGCCGTCGCGATGTCCGTCCCCACTTCCTCGAGCGGCGACTGGCTCTTGACGTTGTACTCGATTTGGTCCGCGCGAGCATCATCGCCCACGGCGCGGTTGAACTTCGTCATCGCCGCAGGGATGATGCCGCCAGAGACGCCGTTGAGCATCCGGTCGGTCCCCGTGTGCATGTTGGTCTCGGCACCAGTGAGAAGGTCGACCCCCATCTTGGGGAAAAGCTTCGGCCGCTGGATCGAGACGCCTCGCCGAACCGCGTCGTCGTACGCCTGGGCGTACCGGGCGTTCGCGTAGTGCTGATAGAGCGGAGACTTGTCGGTGAGCTGGTCCGCTGTGGCCGCCATCTCGGGACCACCCTTGCGGAGCATGTTCTGCACCTCCTCCACCGACGGCTCCTGGAAGGTGACGCCGTTGAGAAGGGACATCAGTCCAGTTACCCCTGGGATGCGATGAGGAGGAACGAACTCACTGGGCCGCTCGAGAGCTTTGGCGGCGGCAGTCGCGCTGTCCACGGGGGCAGACTGGGGCTTCTGGGCGACGGGGGGATGGAGCACGGAGTCCGCGCTCTCCTGCATCGTCAGGTCACGGAGACCGGCAACGCGCTCGGTATCCCGCTGGTTCGCGCGGAACCTGTCGTAGGCCGCTCGGTCTTCGGGGTCGAGCTGCTCCACAACCTCGGGAGGAAGTTCCTTACTGGCCACTCTTCTCCGTCAGCCACTTCTGGAAGCGGGCTTTCGCCTCTTGCTTGCTCATGGCTCCCGCTGCCGGGGGTTGCTGCGCGCCGCGGGGAATCGTTCGAGGCTTGGGGGCGAGCGGTTCCGACTTGGACTCTCCACCGAAGTCGTCCGGATTGTAGAAGTCGAGGCCGGAGAACGCCGTCTTCCAGATGTCCGCCTTGCCTCGCCTAGCCGCGTGAGAAAGACCGCCCAGGTTGCTCGTGGCAGCCCCGTACGCGCCCTTGAGTTCGTCGTGCCAGACGGTGGACAGGTTGCCGGCTAGTCCCTTGAGGCGAGCAATTTCCTCGGGGGAGTAGTTCGCTTCCGCTCCGCCCTTCGACGTGAACTCCTGGAACTTGTCCCAGAGCGACTGCATGCCTGGCGTGTGAGCGAAGTCCTGGTCCGAGATGCGGTTGTCGCCACTCGCGCGCACCAGGAGCTTGATGGCGCTCGTCACGTCCGCCGAAGAGGAGTTCGGATTCTCGAGCAGCTTCTGGGCGTGATTGGCTTGGAAGTAGCCTTCCTTCATGGCCGAGAGCTTCTCGACGTTGCCCTCGTTCTTGGCCATCGTTTGGCCCTTGAGAACCTCCTTCGATTCGTCCACGCCTTCGCCCCCCCCGCCGCCACCCTTCGGGTGCTTCACCAGCATCCGGTTCATGGCCGCCGTGCGGTTCGCCGCCGCGTTGTAGAGCGGGACCCGTTCCTTCTCGAGTTCTTCGGTCGTTGGCTCTCCGGAGAACACCGACTCGCCGATGGGCGCCATACCCTCAGCCTCCGCAACACCGGTCGCCGCTTCCTTGTAGGCCGCCGCCTTGGCCTTCTGGGATGTCATCAGCTCGTTCGGGTCGAAGGTAAACTTGCTCCCCGTTTTGGTGTCCCGGAAAGTGAACACGGGAGCGGGAGCGGGGGGCCGACTGACGCCAAGGGCCTGCTCCGCCTGGTTCAGGGCCTGCTCGTGGTCGGGGCCCGTCGTGTCGCCCTCGAACTGCTTCTTCTTCTTGTCGAACTGGTTTTGGTTCGCCCAGCGGGCCAGGTAGGCCTGGAGGTTCTCGCCTGGAGCCTGAGCGGGCATCGCCGTCACTTGCGGCGGCGGAGCTTCAGGAGGAGCCGCTTCAGGTTGAGTCGTGGTCGGTGCGGCAGGCGGGACCGGGCCACCGGCTAGTTCCGGGCTGACTGAGGGAACGGACTCATCTTCGACCTTGACTCCTGGTTGCGCTTGCTCTTCCTGCTCGATGCCGAGATTCTTGAGGACCGTGGTCCACATCGGTTGAAGCTTCTTTGCCGTGTCGGCGTCCGCAGCGTAGCCGGCGCGCATGGCCCCCATCGTCCTATCGATCATATCCGTGCGCCACTCGTCGTGATGCTGCGCAAGCTGGGCCGCCTGCCGGTCGCTCTCGCCCTGCTGAGCTTGGGAGGCGCGCTTCTCTTGTGAACCAAGCTCCTCGTGGCGCCCCTGGGCCTGAGCCCCGAGTTGCTGCTGAAGGCGAAGGTTCTCCTGCTCCTGAGCGTACTGCTCAGCGGGCGTCGGAAGCGGGTTGACCGGCTTCGCGATCGGAACTGGAGAGAAGAACTGCTCGAACATCAGCCCTGCGGCACCTGTCCCCCGATGGCGCCACCGGCCGCTCCACCCAACGCTCCGCCCGCCACGGTGCCAGCGGGCCCACCGAACGAGCCGAGAATGCTCCCGAGCACTGTGCCGATGCCGGAGCCGAGCTGCCCGTACGAACCGCCCCCCGCGCCGCCCGACTGGTTCTGCATCTGAACCGCTTGGGAAGGACCGGCCACGAGCGATTCGAGGTAGTTGTTCAGGAGCTGGTCCTGCGAGTTGACGTCGGCCCCGCCGATGGCGGTTCCCGCTCCCGTCGTCCCCCCGGCGTAGCCCATGAGCTGGTTGATGTACTGGCCTTGGCGTTGCTGTAGGGCCTGCTCGGCGTTTGACGCCGCGCCCATCCCAGCCGTGAGCCCCTGAAGCCCCTGACTGGCGGTGTTCCCTGCGAGCTGACCGCCGAGTCCGAGCGTCTGGGCCGTGGACTGGTCCGCCTGCCCCGCGAGCTGACCACCGAGCTGGCCACGTTGCAAACCGTACTGCGCGTTCGCCTGGGCCTCCTGGCCGCGAAGCGTCTGGTCGGCGGTCGCAATCTGGCCCATGGCTGCCGAGGACCCAGAGAGCCCCTGGGCCGCCGCCTGCTTCGACAGGTCCGCGTTCGTGCTCGAGACCGCATTGTCGTAGTAGCTCGACATGTCCTGCGGCTGAGAAGCCTGGAACTGCTGGTAGGCCTGATTCGCGTTGTTCCCCTGCGGGTTAGCGAACTGCCCCGAGACGCCGCCCCAGTACTGCGAGAGCGCGTTGGGCGCGTTGAACTGCCCCTGGTTCTGGCCGAAGTACTGCTCTGCCGCGCCGGGCTGTGAGAGGTCCCCGGTGAAAGACGTGTTGGGCTGGCTGAACGGCTGCTGAGGGAGAGCGGGACTCGTGGTGCTCCATGCCGGAGCCTGAGCCGGCGCGGAATGGTCGTAGGGGGCCGGTAGCGGCTGACCGTTCGAACCCGTGTACCCGACGACCTGGGCCGCTGCAATGCCGGCAGGCGAAGCGTTCGGGTACAGGGTTTTACCCGTGTACTGGGACGCCGCGATAGCTGCCGGTGACGGCTGCGCGGACTGGAGGAGGGGAGGATTTGCCATTACACGAGGTTCGTCCCGTTACCGAAGAACTTCGCATTTTTAATGGCGTTCTGGCGTGTTTGCCCAACCGCCGCGATGGTCGGGCTAATCGCCCCCGTCATCTGCCCGGTGGGCGTATAATTCTGAGGGCCATTCGGTGACCCGTACGTACCAGTCGCGTTCATGTGCGGGTTCAACGTCGTGTCGTAGATAGCCTTCTCATCCGGAGAGAGCTCCTGGAACGGCGAACCTAACTGATCGAGGGCCTGGTAGCTCCCCGGTGTCGCGTTGTGTCCGCCGTACGTCTGACTCAGCGCCTGAGCCACTGGCTGGTAGCTCGACGCTGCCGAATGGAGCATGTTGTCGTACGCCTGTTGCACCTCGGGTCCCCTCTGCTGGTAGGCCTTGGCGGAGCTCGCGAGGGCCTGCTGAAGGGCCTGCTCCGCGGCCGAATTCTGGTTCGCGCTCGACTGGAGGTAGTCTCCAATGATGGCTCCCCCGGACTTCGCCACCTGTCCGAGAACTCCGGCCACTCCCGAACCGGATGACGGAGCCGCCTGAGTGGGTTGCAGGATGCCGGGTGCCGCGCCTGAATAGTCCGTCATGTCAGTTTCCTAGAATGTTGAACTCTTCCGTAGCGTTAGCGAGACTAAACGGGTCGGTTCCCGAGAACACGAACTTCCACTGGCGGGTCCGATAGACCCCTAGGCTCCGGAACTCTACCACCGGCTGGTAGTCGCCACTAGCCCCGAGGGTGAATGAGAGACCGCCCTCCCATTGCCCGAGGTCGTCCCGCCAATAGAGAAGCCCCTGCTGGTTGTTCCCAGTGAGCCCTCGCCGGAGGGTCAGCCTGACCGCGACGCACTGCTTCCGGGCGTTCGTGTCGTGGTCGATGAAGCCGGTCGTGGTCGTCGCCAGGATGCGCGTCGTAACGTCCGTGGTGTCGCTCGAGAAGTCCCGCGAGAGCTCACGAATGAAGCCGGTCGGCCCGACGGCAACCACGTTCTTGTCCTGGTCGCCCCGGAGGAACTGAGCGGTGACCGGGAACTGGGTGAGCGTGTTCGATGTGTCGCTCCACCCCATCCACTCCGCCCAGCCCTTGCCGTTCTGGTAGGCGAAGGTCCGGCCGTCCGTCGGGAACGTCCAGACCAGGGCGTCGCAGTGCCCCTCGACGAAGCGGTACCCGAAGCAGTCGGACACCGACGTCATGTCGTTCAGGGTCTGCTGGATTTGGTCGGAGATGGGCTGGAAGGTTCTCCCGTCCGAGACTACGAAGCGGCGCTTGTCGTCCAGCCACGCGAAGGTCTGGTCGTACTTGACGACCGAAGAGCCAGCAACGCACCCCACCTCGCGCGTAGCCGCCGGAGCGTACGTAACCACCGGGTCTGGGTCGAATACCTGAAGCGTCGAGGAGCCGAAGACGAAGACTTCATTCGTGTTGTCCCTCACGGCTACCACCGGATCAGGCCGGGCAACGGCATTGAAGAAGCCGGCCGAGTTGTCGATGGCGGGGATCCAGGTTTCCGCTCCGGCGAACGTCACCGACCCGGTAAATACGTCGGAAAACTGGATTTGGCCCGAAATGACAGGATTGTCGATCAGGAGCCGGGAAGCGTTGGCGACCACGCTCGAACCGTTCGGTGGTCCTCCTCCCAGACGGGAGGAGACCAGGTCGGCGAACGTGACCTTCTGCGGGTCACCCCCGGCAGTGAGGACCAGAAGCATCTCGCCTTCCGCGAACTCTGGTCGAAGCGTGCCCGTGAGGTATCCCGCGGTCTGGTTGACCGACAAGTCCTCGAACCCGTCTGGGCGAACGAGGAGCACGGGCCTTGACGGAGCTGCCCCCCCCACTGCGAACAGGAGCCCCGTCACAGTCGTGTAGAGACCGTCGATTTCAGCCCCGTAGGCCGCCGTGGGTGCGCTCGAGTAGAGCCCGATGCCGGGCCGCTGCATGACCGCGCCCTTGGAGTCGGTGACGGTGTTGACGGACAGCGGAGAGGCGCCAGCAAGCTCCTCTTGGCTCGACTCCATGTTGTTGCCGAAGGGGATGGCTGCTTCGGGCATCAGATGTTGTTCTGCCTGGCGGCGCGCTCGACCCACTCGATGATGCCGATGTTGTTGGCCTTGGAGATGTAGTTGATGACCTCGTAGCGGTCGTCGGTGGCGATGGAGAAAGTGGCTGTCGTGCGACAGACTATGCCCGGCGTGAGCGTTCCGCTGGCCCCTCCGGACTTGTTATGGACGATGAGCGTGAACGTCATCCCCTGCGTCACAGCCGCGTCTATCGCAATGGTCTGGTTGCCGTTGGTGGTCCTCTTCAGCGTGATCATCTCGTGCTGGAGCGCGGGCAGTGTCGCGCTTGTGGCACCGTCGTCAGTCACCTGGTAGTAGGACCCAATTCTGCTTCCTAGATGGAACGTCTGGGCGCTCGTGGGAGAGTCAGGACCAGCAAGGTTGTACCTCTTGCCGACGCCCACGAAAACGTTCGCCGACTCGCTGAATCCTACCGGCGACGACGACAAGTCCAAATGCAGAGCTGCGGTGAGGACCGTCGCGCTCGCCGCGGTGAACGTGCACCCCTCGACTGTCCCCGAGAAGGTTCCGCCGTAACGAATGAACTCGGAGCTGCCGCTCACCGCGGCCGAGTCGAAAAGACAACCCGAGATGTCAGACGCAACGCACGCGACAATCCCTGCCCCTTGCGTGTACGACGAATGTTCCTGGGCGACCGTGCATCCACGAAGCCGCATAAACGGGTTCGTCGTGGTCGAATCTTGAACGATGGCCTGCTGTGTGCCACCGAAGAGAACGAAGGTCGTATCGCTACACAGGAGCACGCTGGTCGACGAGTCCTGGGTGACGAGCGCCCCGGTGTTGAGCGTCCCGCCAATGGTCATCGTGTCGAGGATGACGGTCGACCCGTTCGCTCCCGAGATGACCATGACTGCCCCGGAGTTCGCCTGCTTCGACTGGACCGTCAGACCATAGAACTCGTTGACGCTGTTCGTCGTCCCGAACAGGAAGGCCTGAGACGTGGCGTGGTCCACGTTGATGATGACGGTGCCCGCGCAGCACCGGGCGCTGACGTTTCTCGGGACGATGATGAAATCCGTGATCCGGTAGGTGCCAGGAGGAAACCAGACCACTCCCCCGCTGACCCCGGCTGCCGTGTACGCCGCCTGAATGGCCACCGTGTCGTCGCTGGTGTTGTCGCCCTTCGCTCCGTACGCTGGGGCCTTCACGTTGAAAACGAGCCCGGCCACGGTCGCCATCGCGTTCTGAATCGAAGATGAGCCCCCGCTCAGCAGGACGTTGAAGTCCGGCTCCCCCGCGCTCGAAAACCACTCATCGAGGACCGACTGGACAGTGACAGGCTTCCGTGTCCCAACCGCGCCGGTGCTGTAGTCCGCTCCCGTGAAACTTGGCCCCACATACTCGACCGCGTTCGTCGAGTCCATCTCGGTCCAGTTCCGGATACCGAGTCCGCTCGAGTCGAGGACGGAGCAATCCGTCTCTTCGTTGACGTAGACGACTGCCGAGCCGTTGGCGTCGAGGGTGACTGGGTTTCCGATCGCCGTACTGCCGTCGTAGGAACCGTAGATGCTCGCGAGGGATGAGGTTCCACGCTTGTAGAAGTAGGCCTTCCCGTTGCCGCCGCCGGCAACACCCGAGATGAGGGGAGAGACGCTTCTCACGTGCCCGTCCACTGGGTGAGGCCGTCTTGCGACGCCGTAGCCATCACCACGTAGCTCTGAACGGCGCTCCCCATGACCACCTCAGCGCCGAGCTGAAGCGATGGCGACTCCAGACGAAAGCGGGTCACCGCCTGATTCAGGAAGACGGCGCCGTTCAGGTAACGACCTGAGAAGATGCACGACAGGAGAGTGATGTCCGTGAGGCTCGCCCCTGAGACGTAAAAGCCGCCCGCAGGAAGCCCCGTGGTTGCCAGCGTCGAGATGAACGTGGTCGAGTCGAGCCGGGCGTTCGACGCCCCAGCCTGGAGCTCGAGCGCGTAGTTGCCGGAGTCGATGACGCTCGTCTGCTCGAAGTAGCAACCGCGACACTTGAAGCCCGCGCCGGTGACGACGACCCTGCTCCCCGTGGAGGCCACCTGAGGCGCTGGAAAGTAGATGTTGCGCAATTGCACGCCGGCCGCGGTGATGGCGAACAGCTCCGCCGTCGAGCCGCTGTTCATGTTCAGCTTGACCGTCGGCTTCCCGTTGGCTTGCCCGGAGGCGACGATGGTCAGGCCGGCCTTGGCGACCGTCAACGTGGACGCAAACGACTCCGAGTGGCCATCCAGGAGAACGATAAGGTCCCCCGCGCTGGCAGCCCCGTAGGCGTGCGCCGTGGTGGCGAACGGAAAACCCTTGTCGTTTCCGGAGAACGTGTCGTTTCCGATCAGGCTCGAGACGTACCAAAGGTTATTGCCCGTATAGAACGGCTTGCCGGTGACAAGGGAGTCCCCGAGGATTTCCCCGGTGCCGTTTGGCAGAATTTGGATGCTCATCGCATTCGTCGCCTTCTCGTGCCGTTGTTCATCACGTGCGCCTGACCGGCTACGTGCTGATGAGAGTAGCTCTTTGCCGTGACCTTTGCTGAAACAGCTTGCGCTCCGAGGACAGCGACGCGGTCAGCGGGCAACGAATGGGCAATCGCCAGCCGACTCGAGAGCTCCCAGAGGACGAAGTCCATCCAGTACCGCTCGAGATCGAGCGTCGCGTTGCCGTCCGCTGAATCCGTCGGAAGCTGGATGACTTGAAAGCGGATCGTCCCCGCCTCCGAAGGAACAGGCCACAGGTAGACCTGGACGGGAAAGACCGTCCGATCGCAGTAGTACAGAATGGGCCTGGCCTGAGCGGCCTTCGAGCTCATCCGCTGCCACGTGTCCCGGTCCTTCTGGAGCACCGGCGTTTCCCCAGTGGCCTGAGTCACGTCCGTGTTCGTCGTGTCGATGTACATTCCCGTGCCCACGACGTCGAAGACCGTCGGCGGGAAGGCGTAGATGTACGTCCCCTCGGTCGGGCTCGTCGGCGCCGTCAGGGGCAGGTAGTAGAAGATGGTCTGCCGCGAGAAAATGCCCTCGTTCTGAAGGCTCGCTAGCAGCGACTGGAGCATGTCCTTCCCGAAGGAGAGCTTGGTCGTCCACGTCGGGTCGCTCGTGCCCTGCCCGGTGTTCATCAGGCCGGCGAGCTGGTACGAGCGGAGCACCACCTGAGCGATGGTCAGCTCCGTTCCTCTGGTCGGCGAGAGTGTCACCAGGGCCTCGGTACCGGCGGGGGGTTGGGGTTCACCGGGTTGGGGTTGTCCGCCACGTCGATGGAGCCACCGTCCCGGACGTTCTGCGGCGAGATGGGCTCGAGAGCGCCGGCTGCGTTCCCTTCGGCCAGGGCGACCATGTCGAGCCCCGGCTGGTCGTCAGGGCACGCCAGGAGCCCGGACTGGTCACGAACGAGCTGGGACCGGTACCACTCGACACCGCAGTAGTCGCAGATACAGCGGAAGTCGCCCATCGGCGAGCTTCGCGGTCGGTGGCGTCCAATGGTCCGAATGGGGTTCCTTGAGCCCGAAGCCCTCGGGAGCCCCGAGCGGATAGATCAGGTGTCCGCGGTCGGGGACAGGATGGCCGAAACCGCCTTGTCGTTCACAACCTTGTTGTCGAAGAACTTTACCAGGACCGCCGTGCCCCCGATGACGATGCCTACCGAGCCGCTGGTGATGGTGCCGGTGTTGATGACGGCAATCTTGTTCTCGTCGCACATCCCATCGGAGGCCACGTTGTCGAACGCGAGCCCCGCCGAAGAGGCCGTGTGCGTGTTGTAGATGCGGTTCCCGCGGATGAGCATCCGGAGCGCCGCAGCCGTCACGTGGACGAGTCCGTTGGCCGCCGTGGCTGACGCAATCATCTCGTTGAACAGGATTCGGCTCCGGAGGACAGCGGCCGTGATTTTGATGCCGTCCGTGACGTTGTGCGTTTCCGTCCCAGTCACGATGTTGCCGATGAAGGCGAAGTCGTCCGAGCCCGTCGACACCGTGATACCGATGGTCGACTTCGAGGTGGCTCCCTTCGCCCACGAGATGTAGTTCTCCTGGAACGAGATGCCGGCCGCCGTGGTCGTGATTGCCGAGGTGATACCGTTCGCGCCATCGCAGAGCAACCGAAGGCCCTGGAAGGTGCAATTGGCCTTGGCCACAGCCCAGTTGCCACCTGTCGCCGTCCACTGGAAGGTCGGGGCCGTCGACTGGTTCGGGTAGGGGACTCCGATGACGTTCGTTCCCGCCACGAGGTTGTCGAGCATATGCCCGTCGACCACGTTCTCCGAGTGGCCCGAAAGAACGATGACGTTGTCCCCGGCCCCTGAGCGGCACTCCGCCAGGCCAGCGGCCAGAGTCGGAAGGAGCTGGTCCGCAATCTGCTCCTGGTCCCCCGTCTGGACGCCCGTAGAGCGAACGTAGACCGTCTTGACCCCCGGAGGGATCATCGACGACAGCGGCGTGGTGAACGCCCCGCCGAAGGTGTCGAACCAGGGCGTGAGCTGGTAAATCGGGAGGTTTGCGGCCATGGGCTACCTCAGGCGTTCGAGAAGATGAGCGAGCGAGGATTCGAGTTGCCTCGAGTCCAGCGACCCGAGATGCCGTACTTCATCAGCTCCTGGTCGTTGTCGATCCAGGTCCGCGAGCGCGGCTTACGGCGCCACATGAACTTGAAGCCGTTTTCGGCGTCGGTGATTCCGATCCAGTTCGTGGTCGTGTTCTGCCAGTACTTGTTCGGCACCACGTCCCAGTTCTTCTTGTAGATGACGTTGGGCTGGTTGAACTGTCCCGGCTCCGCCGCCTTCTCGTTCCCCGTGACCATCGAATTCCAGACCGCCCACTGCGGGACCGGACAGACGATGCACTTGATTTCGTACCCTTCGACGATGCCGTCCTGAGAGGGGTACTGCATCACGTTCGTCTCGGCGATGATGGCCGCCGAACGCGAGGGCGACAGGGGCGTCGCCAGCGTATTCGAGAACGTTCCGCCTTGAGCGAGGGGATGCGCCGATGCCGCGAGGGCTTGGCCGTCCCCGTAGACGTACGACGTGTTCGTTGCCCTCACGAGCATGAGCGTCGAGTCGACGTCGACCGTCTTCCAGAAGCTCCGCTTGAGGCGCATCGCAGCGTCGATGATCTCCGAGTACTTCTCGTCCTCGATTGCTTCCTCGGTGACGATGTACTTCCCGGCGAAGGTGCGGGCGATGTACCGGTAGAGGTAGCCTTCCTTGATGGTCAGGGTCCCCATCTGGGCGCCTTCGGTCTTCTCCCCGATGAGGCCGCCACCAGCTACCTCGAGGTCGTCCATCCAGTTGTCTGGCATGTCGACCTCGGTGCACCACTTCGGCATCAGGCACTTGGCCTCCACGCCGTCGTTGTCGTCCGTGATGACGCTGTCGAGCGTCTTCTTGAGCCCGTGAGCAATCGTTCCAGTAAAAACTGTGCCGGCCATGGTTCTCTCCTCAGGTCCCGAGCGCGGTGAAGGGCGCTTCGCTCGTCACGTTCGCCTGTACGATGAGCGACACGTTCTTCCCGCTGAAGTCCTGTCCCACGCTCATCGAGTAGTCCACGATGCGCCAATGGAAGGTGTTGGTTGTAGCGTGACCGGTGATGTGCAGAAACGGGTCCGCCTTCGGCCGGTTCGCATTCGTCGTGTCCACCGCCAGGATGTGCTCGACGTTCTCCCCGAGGAGAGCCAGATAGGCAGCCTCGGTCGTCGCCGTGGTGTTGTCGTCGCAGTCGAGACTCCAGAGGTTGCCGAACACCGGGCAGACCCAGACGTATGACATGCGCTCGAGATTCGTCGAGTACGTGATTCCCCCAGTCGGGTAGTACGCGCTCGGATCCATTCTCCCGAGCTGGGAGTTGTAGAGAGGCCCGAAGCCCATCACGATGCCCCACGGATTGCCTGCGGTCCCAGGCGTCGCCTCGACCCCGGGACACAGATCGACGTAGCCCGTCGAGAGAAGCTCGACCGGGTCGCCTACCTCGAGCCCTACCGCCGTGCCGTTCGCGCTCGGCGAGTAAGCCGACGCGAGGCGCATGCGCTGAATCTGAGGCTGCGGCTCTCCATGGAGAGAGCGAGCAAACCGAAACCCGTACTTGTGTGAATTGTCAGCCATCGAGCTGCTCCCCGCTTGCCGCGATGCGCGGCTGCCGAAGAATTGCCATTTCCTCTTCGTCCGAAACCGGCTCGGCGAACACCGGCCCGCGGATGCCCCGCTGCGTGTCCGCGAAACCCTTGTTCTTCACCAGGGCACGCTCGTAGGTGTCCCCGATGCGTTGCCCCTGTCCGGACTGTCCGCCGTACAGGTACTCTTCCTCGTGCTCCTCTTTGGAGATGCTCATCAGCACGTGGCCGTGAGTCTCCATGGGCTTGCCGAGTTTGGCCTCGTCGAACTTCATCCGCGCGAAACGCGGGCCGTCCTCCTGCCAAGTCTCGACGACGTATCCCATGCTCTCGTAGAGCGGAACGCCGAAGTTCACGTCGTTGCCGTCCGGAAGGACGTAGACGCGATCGGGCTTCTTGTTGGCAACTGCCGTCCAGTCAATGTACTGGGAAGGTCGCGCTGCCGGGTCCCTACGGCGTGCGTTTGCTGGTCTCTTCGCTGCGGCCATGTGCTCTTTGCCTTCGTCGAGATTGCAGTCCGACGAGACTTCCTCTTGAGCACCTGGCTACCCCGCGAGGTCCGGGGAACCGTTCAGGCCTTCGGGGTGGCTCCCCTTGGACCGGATTCGGAAACGCTACAGCGACGCGGTTACCCTGTCAAGCTATTCGGAATCCGCTCCGGATAGATACGACTTCGCCCACGCCTTGAACCGCGCCGTCTTGTCCTTGATATGAGGATACTTCGCGTTGGCCATCTGCTGGAACGCCTTAGTCATTTTGACCGTACGACGCCCATCCGTCGCCGGGCGTCCAACGCTGCCCTTGGGAGAGCCACCGAGGCGATTCCGGAGTGACGTGTCCTCCTGCTTCCGACCGATGTTGAACTTCTTCCGGGCCATGTCCATTGCCTCGTCGATGAGCTCCGGCGAGATGGGGACGTTGCGCTCGATTTTGAGGGACTCGAGTTGGTGCGTCGCCCACTGGGCCGCCGCGTTGTTCGCGAAGACGTCGGCGTGGCGGGCCGTAAGCGCTTGCTGCGCGGGAGTCGGGGCCGGCCCGATGCCGTTCTCCCGATTGAACTTCTGGTACTTCGCGCGGTCTCGGCGGTCGGAAATCTCCCGAGCCTTTGCCAGGTAGTTCTGATGTTCCTGGTCTGGCATCTGGACGTTCTTGCGACGGTACTCGGCGACCTTCTCCTGGAAGTCCTTCGCGAGAAATTCCTCTTCCCGATACGTCTGCCCGATCATCTGGTCCTCGGGCGCCTGCTGCGTCTGCTGGCGCTGCTGGGTCGCGTGCTGAAGAGCGCCCTCCGTCAGGCGAGCTCGCTCCTCGGCTGCCGCAGCCCTACGCTCCGCAGCGATGCGCTGCTCGTCGGCGCGGTCCGCTGCTTCCTTCGCTTCCTTGAACCGGTTTCGCTTCTTCTCGTCGCGTGAAACGCGCGCAGCGGGAGCGACGTCGATTTCGTCCTCGTCTTCGTCGTCGATCGAAACCTCTTCGGCTCCGTCGTCGTCCTCCGGTTCGTCGGCGCGCTCTGCCGCTTGGAGGTTCGCCTTGAGGCGCGCCATGTGCGACGCCATCTCGTCTCGCTCTTCTTTGCTATTCGCCATCAGCCGTACTCCGGATCGTTGGTTGTGTCGTCAGGAACCCAGGCGTGCCCCTCTTCGTCGTGGAACTCCACCTGACAGGTCTTCTTGTTCATGCGGTAGCTGACTCTCCGCTCCTTGATATCCCGCGCCAAGTCCTCGCTCGCGATGAGGCTCCCGACGCGGAGGACCATCAGGTACTGCTGGACGCCCGGAACGGAGAGCACCGGAAGGTGCCAGGGGGACAGGCGCATCATGATGACCGTGTGCCCGATGTCCATCCCGTGGCTCTTGAGGCTCTCGAGCGCCTTCGCGCCAGCCGAGACGATGACTCCTCGGGGATGCTCCTGAAGGTTCAGTTTCTGCGTGTTCTTCGTCGCGTACAGGATGGTCGAGCCCGGAATCTTCCCGTGGCTCTCCTCCGCCTCCTGTGACTCGATTTGATGGAGCAAGACGTTGTCGAATACGGCTTGGTATCTAAAAGCCGCGTCGACAATCTTGTACTTCCAGCGCTTCGATTCGAGGAGCCGCGACAGCCCGAGTTTCCGGTCAGGGTCGCCCTCCGGCTGCATGTACTGCTCGAGCGTCTTGTTGCGCGGGTCGTCGTCGCTGAGGAATGACGCGCTCGCTCCCGGCAGCACCTCGTGGCCTGTCAGCGTCGCGCTCACTTGTCGTCTTTCTCAAGGGTCAGCACCGTCATCCGCAAAATCGACACGCGGCCGGCTTGTCCGGTGATGTTCGGATCAGTGCTTGTCTGAGAAATCTGGAACAGGGCCTTCTCTTCCTTCTCGAGCTGGGCCTTGAACGCCTTCAGCATCCGCTTCGTGTACGACGCCTGCAACCATGCGGTTCGGTTGTCATCGTTCTCTTCTGCTTCACTCATGCTACGGGTCCTCCTGGGCCTGGGGCGTTAGGGGGTGGTTTCGGTGCGCCGTTGGGCGGCATCGGGGGATGAGGCGGCGGCACTCCCGGAGGCACCCCTGGCGGCATACCGGGCTGCGGGGGTGGCGCGGGAGGCGGTCCGAACTGCGGACTGGGGGGCGGCGGCGGCCCGAGAATCTGCACCAGATCGAACCTCTTCATCGCCTCGAAGACGCCCTTGATGGCCGAATACTGAAGGGCGAGATTCGGCTGAAGGAGCGGGTTCGTCGAGACGAGCTGGAGCACCTGCATGGCCTCGCCCATCTGCTGCTCTTCGGGCACGAAGCGGAGGTCCGAGCGGATTTCGATCTTGTAGTTCCGCTGGTACATTTTCCGCGTGACCTTGAGATTGGCGGATTGTCCAACGGCGGGGAAGCCGAGCGCCTGATTCACGACGCTGACGATTTCCTCGTCCCTCAGGTACACCGAGTTGAGGAAGCTGTTGTTCATCAGAATCTGACGAAGGAAGGGGTTCGCATATCTCCTACCGAACCACGACAGTTGCTTCGTCGCCTGCTCGATGCGAGTTGAAATTCCTCGGTAGGTTTCACCGCTCTTCCCCGGCTCACCGGAGAGAACGTCAGGAGCCTGCGCGGCCTCCTGCGACCACTGACTCACCAGGTTGATGAGCTCGACCATCTGCGGGTTCGCTTGGCCAGGGTCAGGGAAAAGAATCTTGTCCCGCAGGTCCCCACCGGTCATGCCGGTGACCTTGTTCTGCCTGCCGGGGGAGAGCTCGAGCCCTTCCTTGAACTCGACATCTTCCGTCGTGATCATCGTCCGGCAATTCGACTGCGTTGCCTGGTCGATAAACTGGGAGAGCAAAGTATCGGCGGCGCGGTTGTGGTCCGCATTCACCCTGCCGTACGAGATGCCGAGGTTCCCCGCCAAGGGCTCGATGCACACCGCGTGGCTGAAGAGGTGGATGGGGTCCATCCGCGGCTGCTCGGGGGCGGCGTTCGGATCGTCCGGGTTCTCGAGCCACTGAGGCGGCTGCGGCGGCTGCTTCATGGCCTGCGAAATCTGCTGGGTCGCGGCGATCATGTGCTGGGGCCCAATCTGCCCGGCCACGTGCGCCTGAGCGAGCCTGCTGCCCACCTGCATCAGTTGATGCCCCTCCTGCGCGTGGGCGTCCTGCGCAGCCCGGAAACCCTGGAGCTCCGTCATCTGCGAATCGTACCGAACTTGGTCCTGCCAGTTCGTTTTCTCGTGAAGAGAGAACTTCAGAACCTGCTTCGTCGAGTAGTCCACGATGACCTGACAGAAGCGGTCTCTGACCTGACCCGGAATCTCGACCCAACCCTCGTACTGAAGGATGCGGTACGCGCCGTTGTCGTTGTCCGTCGGGACTTCCACGCCCTGGACTTCGGCCATCGCCTGAAGAAGGACCATATCGGGGTCCTCGTCCCATCCCGACGCTTTCCCCTCGAGCACTTCGTCCACGTGCTCCCACTCCGCGCGCTTGCCCTGGAGCTGATGCCGCTGGTACCGAAGAATCTTCACCCGGAACGGGACGTCCGAGTAGTCGGGCATCGTCGACACGTTCACGTACGGCGTGACGAACTCGTCCACCGTCAGCATCTCGTGTCGATTGAGACCAGTCGACTGGTCGTAGAAGGAGTGGCACGTGACGTCGCCGGTCACGATGTACATCAGGAGGCCCCGCTCCTGCTGGCGGGGGAAGTCGGCAATCTGCTCGCGGAGCTGCCAGTTGCCGTGAATCGTCAGGATTCGCGCTTCCTGCTTCTCTTCCTCCGTGGGCCCGACGGGGATGACCGTGTACACGTTCGACCAGTCGTCGAAGAGCTCGGACGAAAGCCTGGAGATGATGCGAAGCGTGTTGGTCAGCAGAATCGGAACGTGGGCGTTCGCCGAGTTCTCGTAGGGCCATGTCTTCTTCGGAAGCTCTCCGCAGAAGATGAGCCAGTCGTCGGCGACCCGCTTCCGCCACGCCGAACACCCGTCGTACGCTTCGTCGAAGTCGCGGATGACCTTGCTCCCCAGCTCGTCGAGGAAGGCCTGACCCTCCGACGTGGCCTCGCACTCGAGGACCATGTTCGGTACCGACAGGTCGGGAACGAAGGCCGTGTCCGATGCCGGCATGTCGTCGACTTCGATAACCGGCTCGGGGTCGTCTCCTGTGTCCACCTCGGTCATGTCGTCAGCCATCAGTGATATCCTATCTGCCGAGTTCCGCAGTTGGGGCACATTGTGTAGGCCTCGGTCATGACGAAGAAGATGTTGCCGCAAGCGCACATCCAGTAGCCCTCGTCGGCCTCCGGAAGAACCATTGCGAACCGAGCGCCCTTAACGGCTCCACATTTTGGGCAATCGATATATACCGTGCCCACCGGCGCGACGCCGACCCATGTGTGTCCGCAGTCGAGACACCGACAGTCGCCGGACAGGTGGGGAGCGTGCTCCGCTAGGAATAAGACTTCGCCCATCAGAAGCCTCCGTAGCCGTACTTGCCCCGGTTCACCTTGGGCCGGTAGCCGTCGTCATCGTCGTCCTTGCGCTCGTGCGACGGCACGCCCAAGCGGCCATGGCTCGCGAAAGCCACGGCGTAGGCCACCGAGTCGTAGGCGTGGTCCTCCCCGCCGTCCTGGGGGCACTCGGGGTCGGTCGGGTCCGTTCCGATGGATGGGATCACCTCCACAGCATGCTCGCACTGGCGGAAAAAGACGAGCCCCGGAGTGGTCGAGCCGTTCTCGTGGTCCTTCAGGCGCGTCATGATTCGGCGGGCGTTTCCGACCCGGCTCTTCTTGTCGGCCTGTACCCACGGGACGCCCATCGCGTTCATGTTGTCGGCCATGCACTTAGCATCTTGGCCGCGCTCCTCCCAGAGCTGCGTGTCCGCCGGACCGGTCAGAAGGCTCCGGCCCTTCTTCCACAGCCCCCACTTCGTCTCCCGCTTTTCGATCTCCTCCGCCACCTCGCGGTCCGTCCGCCGCTGGAACCAATACTCGTCCGTGCAGAACAGATTGTCCTCCGTGTCCATCGCCCACCAGTGCACGCAACCGGGCTTTTTGTAGCCCCAGTCCATCGACCGGAACCGCTTCCAATCCGGCGGAATGTTGAACGCCGGACAGACGTGGAGCCTCGAGTCCCAGGCGTCCGCGAAGAAGGACCCGACCGTGACCCACCAGTCGCCGTCGAGGAGGGCCGCCTTCATGTACTGCGGCGCGTTGAGGAGGCTCCGCTTGTACTGCTCGACGAAGGCCTTGTCCGGGTTGTCGTCTAGCTTGGCGGGCTTGTAGATGCGGGTCCACTTCCGCTCGATGCCGTCCGGGCTCTGGAGCGTCTTCACGAGGACCTTGTTGCCAGCACGCCACGGCTTCACGAAGTAGTCCCTCACCCAGTGGGGGTTACGCACGGTCGCGCCGCTCATCTCGTCCCGGTGCATCATCGGGTTCGACATGCTCCGGATGCGCAGCATCTTCGAAAGAACCGGGTCACTCGACCGGACGCGGAGCTTGATTTGCGTATACTGCTCCTCGTCAAATTGAACGAGTTCGTCAAATGCGAGGTGACTAAATTCACTGGAGAAATACATCTCCCACGAGTTGATGTCCTTACAGTGACCGAACTGGTACCGAAAACCACTCTTGAAGGTCCACGTGTTCTTGGCCGACGACCATTCCGCCGTCGGGTCGATGACGGGGATGATACGATGGGAGCGCGCCATCGTCTGCTCGAGCATCGGAGTCGTCCGGCGGAGGTGCAGGGCCCACCCGGTGCTTTCGCCCCACCGGAGCTTGTGAGCGTGGTTGCGGTTCCTGCATCGGTCGTCTTCGACCTTGGCCTGGATGAGCGGGTCCATCAGGAGGACGGTGGTCTTCCCCGGACCTGCTGACCCGGCCCCCAGCGCCTCGTCCGTCGTGAGAGCGTGGAACTCCGAGCCCCAGCGGCTCGGCACGTAGACGCTCTCCGGATCCACTCAGTAGCCCGAACGCTTTCGTCCGGCCGACGCCAGCTTGACCATCTTCTGCGGACCCCACTTCTTTTTCCCGATACTCGCCGCCAACCCGCCAGGGTTCTTGATGCCGGGCTCCTTGCCCAGCTTCGCCTTGAGGGTCTTGAATCGTTTTCCGCTTCCGAGCTTGGGGAGTGCCATCATCGTCCTTTGGTGAGAGCCTTCAGTTTCTTTCCGTGCTTGTTGGCCTTGGCCAGGTGCTCGTGCATCTTCTCGCGGTGATAGGACGCCGTCCGCTTGGGGAGGGTCCCGAAGTTGGCCGAGTCGTCGAATTCCTTGACGACCGCCTTCCCAATCTTCTTCTCGTTGGCGTGAAAGTAGCCCTGCTGGGCCTTGCTCTTGTGCGGCATCAGCTCTGCCTCCATTGCGCCAGGACGGCGTCGTAGGTGTACCGCTTGACCTGCCAGGGCTCCCAGTCTACGTCCGAGCTCCCACCGGTGACCGCCACGCCCTGAATGCCGGCGAGACTGAAGACGGTGAGGTTCCCATCGGATGGGTCCGATGCCGCGAAGACGTCGATGGCATCCCCGTCAACTGGGGTCGTCGGCAGCTCGATGACGACGCTCGAGGCGGGGTCTTCGATCATGACCCGCGTGTACGCCGTGGCGAGCATGGTCACCGACGTGTGGACGACGGGCCACTGTCCGGGTCCCCACACGAGCTTGCCAGCAAGGGAGGAGATGAGCTGACCGTCGGTGCCGGCCCTGAAGAACTTAAGGAGGAGCTGGAAGTCGGCGAGGAGCTTCTTGGTCGTGGGTCCGAGCTCTCGGTTGAGGTACGGCCACAGGTCGTCGAGTCCCGTGATTGCGCGGTCCCGGAGGGTCACCGCGAGCGCCGTAGGGTCGAAGTCGCTCATCGCATTCCGGCCTTGTCGAGCAAGAGAGCCGCTGACAGGAAGAAGCCCTTGTGGACGTTCCCCATGGCGAGACCGAAGCACTCGAGGGCTATGCGAACGTGGACCGTCAGGAAGACGCGGCGCGCATCGTCGAGAGAGCCATCGGCCTCCTCGAAGGCGCTCACAGGTCGAGCTCCTGTTTGAAGGTGTGGAAGACGGCCGCGTAGAGCCTCCGCCTGCGAGAGTCGTTTACGGGGCCTCTTCGGACCCAGTCTCGTTTCTGCTCGTCCGACAGGCTCATCCAGTCGCGACGCATGGCGTCCGGCATCCCAAGAAGGAAGCAGAGGGCCTTGTCCGCCGCGAAGGCAATCTGAGCCACCTGGCCCACGGTGAGCTGTCGGAGCTCCCGGTCGGGAACCGCGGTCCAGCCGGGAAAGTCGGCGGGGATGCTGCCGTCCCGGTTGAGCCGAATAGGGATGCGGATGTCCTGCATGGCCCGGTCGAGACGCATGTGAGGACCGTCCTCGTCGTCCGGGTCGGTGACGAGGTAGGCGAGTTGGCCGTCACTGTTCCGCTTGAACCAGGTTCGATGAGGAGGCTCTTCGGGCTCGGGTTCTTCCTTGCTCTTCTTGTCCTCTGGGTCGGCGATGCCGATACCGGCGTAGCTCGAGATGGGCTTGCCCTTCATCATTCCTTGACTTCCATTTCCTCGAGCTGGGGGCTCGGCATGGTGACGAAGACCATGGCGAACGCCGGAGGCTGCTTCTGAAGGGCCCGAGCCTTGGCGATGCCCATCACGACGTGCTCGGCCACGCGAATTCCTACGGGGGCCTTGGCCGTGGGGAGCCACGCGGCCTTGGCGATTCGGAACCTTATCTCGGCCGCTTCTCGCCCGAGAGTCGCGATCCACTCCGGCGGGACCTCTCCGTCTTCGGGATTGATTTTGGACCAACAGGCAACGCTGTTGAGGGTTTCGATGGCTTCTTGGTAGAGCTCTTCCTCGACGTCTCGGATGTCTTGGAGTCGCTGGTCCAAAGGCCGAACGAGCTCGGCATGGTGGACAACGCAATTCGCGTCGCCCCCATCTGGGCCATCTTCCAGTTCATCATCAGGCAGATCATCGAGGAAACTCGTCATTCTCCGAAGTCCAGTTCCTTGGACTCCGCCGCGCACTCGCACTCTCGGAGCCGCTCCTTGCAATCCGGGCACCAACCCGCACGAATCACCGACTCGACACTCAATCCGTCGTCATCCATGGGCGAACCCGGCCGAAGATACCGCCCACCGGTCAGGCCGGGCTTCTGAATTTGCGTGCTCCTGTGGTTCATGAGGTCAATATGACCGGCTTGGGCTTGAGCACCATACCACTTTGCACCTCGACAGGCACGACGCGGTGAGCGATGGCCTGGATACCTAGCTGGGCGAGGAGTTCCTTGACGGTCGGGCCCGTCACCGCCCCGGTGGGCGTCGAAATTTTGACCCGGCCCCCTTGGACCACCAGACCGATTTGCTGGTCCCGCTCCTGGGCCGCGCGCTTGGCGTCCACGTCGTGAGAGAAGCACGCGATGGACGTGACCGACTGCGTCCCGTCGTGGTGCTTCACGACCATCTGGAGAATGTGAACCGAGTCGCTCACTCGGCGCTCCCGAAGAAACTTGGGTCGACGATAGCCTGCCGCGCGACGACTGTCTCCGGGAACGCGCCGGGGATTTCGAGCTGCCGAGGATCGCGCGGAACCGGACCCGGTTCCGGCATGTCCTTCGAGTGACCCGTCACCCAGGCCAGCACCCGCTCCCTCGACGACGCGCTCAGCGGCTCGAGAATCTTCACCATCCGGTTCATCGCTGACAATTCTGCTCTCATGGAAATAGCTCTTTCTGTTCTGGTTGCGGTTGAATCCGCTTGCGTACCGCTTCGATTCCTTCGTGGACGGAAAAGACGAAAATACCCTCGACCCCCATGCGCTTCAGCCGGCCGAGAAACTGGAGCTGCTCCTTGGAGGCTTTTTCTCCGGGGAGTTTGCACTCCATGAAGAGAGGGCTGGGGAGGAGGGCAAGCAGGTCGAACGTGCCCTTCTCGTTGCCTCGGATGTAGCCACCTTTCGTCGGCGCCATGCCCGAGAGGATTCGGAGACAGAGCACGCCGGGGATGCTGTTCAACGCCTTAAAGAGAGGCGTGACGATGGTCGATGTCTCACTCACTGAGTGCCTTGTCTACCCGTTGCTTGATGCTCTCCAGAGACACCTTGATTCGGGTCAGCCGCTTCTGAAGGGAGTCAACCAGGTCCATCATGAACACCGCGTCAGAAGACGCGAGGCTGAGACCCTTATCGACCCGATGACGGATGTCCTGGAGTCTCTCTACCTCAGGCCCCGTCACGCCGCCTCGTCCGGGTCGTTCGGCCGGATGCGCTCCCCGCAGTCCACGCAGAACGGACCGAGGGCCGAGGAAAGATGACCTAGTCGGTCGCAGGACGACCGAGCCCGAATCTTCCGGTTCTCGTACCGGTTCAGCGCCGCCTGGTAGGTGCCCGCCTCTGACGCTGAGACCGCTCCTTCGGCCGGCTTGCTCACCGGCGGCTTCGGCCTTGGCTCCGTCGCGTGAATGTACAGAGCCGCGATGACCAACAGGGCTATCGTCAGCGCCAGCATCCACCAGTCTAATCCGAACATCTTCGCCCTTTCACTAAGTCGCCAGGCCGCCCAGTATGTACGAGGCCAGGCGACCTGGCACCCCAGACTACTTTGCCTATGGGCTATGTCAAGCGCAAAGGTAGGTTCATGGTAGTAAAAAATTGGGAGGAGGGGCCCCCCCACCCTTCGGCCCCCGCCCTCCCCCCTGGGCCCGGTCGCGGCTCGCTGACCCTGTCACGCTATGGGCCTGCACTCTATGTCGACATACAGAGCAGGGGCTTACCGTGTCGGCGTCACGCTATGGGCATGCCCTGTATGTCGGATATATAGGGCACCCCCTTACCGGGATTCGCTGGAGAGTGTGCGCGCACTGATTCGGGGAGCGAGATTGGGCGGGGCTGGAGGGCCCGTCTTGGGGCCCTTCTGAGGACTCGAGCGCGAGCGGATGTGGGATGATTCGTGCCGCTTCGCTATACATACGGGGCCGTATGTCGGCGCCGTTGCTGTTACTTACAATTTGTAAGTAACGACATTGAGTGGCGCCTCGCTAAAGACCAGAGGCAGAGGGGAGAGGCAGGCCATAGTCAGTCACCGGCATAAGCTGCCTCCCCTCGTCTCGCACCTCAATAGAGGTGACTCGCCGGTCCGCCTCCCGAGGCTCGCGGCCCATCGCCTGGAGGGGACAACTTCAGCCGTCTCTGAGGCCTCATTCCGACGGGTTCCGACACCCGACGAATTAGTGTGCGCGCACGGTTGATTGGCCCCAAAAGACATGTACACCGGTGTTTGCGATTGATATGCTGGTTGTGTCAGACGATGAGTGCTGACGCTTGCTCCACCAAAGGAAACCCCATGTCAATCCGAACACTTGCCGCATTCAGCATCGTCAACATCAGCATCCTCATCGCCGGCTACGCTCATGCCGCGCCTCGTGCCAAGGGCAAGGTCGTGTGCGAGGTGGACACCATCCGGCACGGGCAGCGCGTCCGGCTCGACCCGGCCGACTACACCGCTCGTGAGGCCGTGGCCATCGTGACGGTGGTCAATAAGACCGGCTCGGTCAGCGTCTTCGCCGTGTGCGGGATTGAGACGGTGGCGCCGTGAGCCGCGATCTGGTCGTGCTGGAGACGATGCCGGAGTGGTGCCGCGGCGTCCACCGCGCCGCCGAAAACTGGGGACAGTACCCGCACAACGGAGCCGAGCGGCGCGTGGCCACTCGCAAGGAGGCCGAGGAGATCGTAGGCGCGGACAAGGACGAGTACGATCACATCGTGCGCACTGCGACCGCGGGAGACGACCAGTGAGCCGCTACGTAGCCCAGTTCGCCTTCTGCCGGCTCGAGTTCTCCGCCAACCTGGCGGACGCTGGAGCTCCCATCGCCCTCGTGGTGGACGGCGAGGAGTGTCCGACCCGTTGGCAGACCGCCGACGCTCGTCACGACCCCTTCGAGGCGGCAGAGCTCATGCTCCGCGACCAAGGCCGAGACTTCTTCGCCGAGCCACGCGACTCGCGCTCCACCGACGACATCGTGTTCGACCTGATGACCGATTGCGAGGTCCAGTGAACGCCGTAGCCTTCGTCGCCCTCTTCACGGCGGCCGCCATCGCCTTCTCACTCGTCGACATACTTTGCACTTGACATATACCGTGACTCGACTACTCTACTAATCAGGAGGACATCATGACGAGCCATTACACAACGGGCATGTGGCGAGTGAACTTCGGCAACGGCCAGGTCGTGTCGGTTCCCTCTAAGAAAGCCGGCGTGCGGCTTTTGGCGGAATTGAGCGACTGTTTCGCGTATCTCGAACGGTACTACCCCGGTTACGCGGACGATCCCGGTGACTGGTTTCGGGTGCGCACGTGACCGGTCATTGCCGGGCCGTGGCTGACGTGTCATGCGCGGCACGGGCATGCGTCTCTGGGCCAGTCGGCCTTGGCCTCGACACGCCCGTCGGCGGCCTTTCCGGCCTGGCCATAATGCTGCTTGGGGCCTTGCTGCTCGGCGGCCGCCATCGCCTTCTCACTCGTCGACATGCTTTGCACTTGACATATACCGTGACTCGACTACTCTGCTAATCAGGAGGACATCATGACCAAGACGTTTGCGTTACTCGGACTCGTTCTCTCCACGGCGTGCGCTGCGGAGCAACCTCGGACCTACACCCAATGGGAGGTGGTGTCGGTAGACGCCAGGCTCAATGCTGGGGCTGGGGGCCTGCGGGTCGCTGACATCTGCGACGAGCAGACCTCGGACGAGGGTAACCGCCTCGTGTGCATCGACCGGGCTCGTCAGTTCCAGGCTGAGGACGGCGTGCAATATGCAGTGGTGGCGGAAGAGGTGTCGCCGTGATTACCTACAGCAAGTTCCGTCCCTCGGGCTTCGACACGGCCGGCCTGAACCTTCCGGAGCGGCAAGAGTGGCTCGTGGCGCCATGCGGTCGCAATCGCGATTCCTCGGTGCTGGACGAGAGCAACTTTGAGGCGTGCCTCACTGGGCTCGGACAGGAGGGCGAGGATGTCGAGGTGCATCGCTTCGGTCACTGGGCATGCGGATGGTTCGAGATCATTCTGGTGCGCCCTGGCAGCGCGGCAGAGGTGGACGCCCTCGACACAGAGAGCGCGCTTGCTGACTATCCCGTGCTGGACGACAGTGACTACTCGGAACGGCTGGAAGTGGCGGCCGGGAAAAGCTGGGCCGAATTCGGTCAGCGTGGCAGGTTCGAGTACTACCGGAAGCATGCTTCGGACTTCTCGTTCCGCTGCTTCTCCGACATGCTCGGATGCCTTCGAGGCAAGTTCTTTGCTGGCGATACCATGTCGTTCGCGGAGGGCACGTGAACCCGCTCGTTCTGGTCAACCCGACCGACCGAGACTGGACCAAGGGCCGCTACGTGCTGGCCTTCGGAGCCTACGGCTGGACTCGCCTCATGGTTTGGGCGAGCAGTCTGGAAGACGCGCTTATTGAACAGGGCATGCGCGCCCTTTCGGTGACCGCGTGACCTCCTCAGGCTGCTCGGACTGCTCGGGCTGCTCGCGCTGCTCGGACTGCTCGCGCTGCTCGGACTGCTCGCGCTGCTCGTACTGCTTGGACTGCTCGCGCTGCTCGCGCTGCTCGGACTGCTCGGGCTGCTCGGGCTGCTCGTACTGCTCGCGCTGCTCGGGCTGCTCGTACTGCTCGGGCTGCTCGTACTGCTCGGGCTGCTCGTACTGCTCGCGCTGCTCGTACTGCTCGGACTGCTCAG